CGGAGGAACAATCGGCAACGCCATCTCACCAGGAGGTGGTGGAATTGTCGGTAGTGCCGCCGGGGAGGTGTTGGGAAACCTTTTTGGCTGGGGTGATTACGCGGGGACAGCCCCCGTTGGATTCAACGTAAACTCTAATTCTGCTATGGGATTCGTAACCCCCCTTGCAGCCCAAATCCCGATGATGCACACCGAGGATGGCTGCTGCAGAATTAAGAAACGTGAATACATCGCCGACATCAGAATGTTCGAGGAATTTACCATCGAAGTCTTTGCACTCAACCCAATCAGCGAACGCACCTTCCCGTGGCTCTCACAAGTCGCCCGGAACTTCGAGCAATTTAAATTTCTCGGACTTGCGTTTGGATTTCGTAGCCTCACGGCAAACGCGCTGGGATCTACCGGAGACCCTTTTATGGGATCCATATCGATCCTAACGCAATACGACGTCTATGATCTCCCTGTGTCTAACAAAGTTGAAGCGAACAATGCCTTGTTTGCTACCTCTTGTAAACCATCGGAGAACATGCTCCACCCCATCGAATGTGATCCAGAGCAAACACCGAACAACCCTTTGTACACCGCAGTAAATGAGAACCCTTTTGCTCCGGACAACGACAAAAGGTTGGATAACCTCGGTTACACCACTGTAGCTGTCCAGGGCGGCCCGAAGATCGGGCCTGACCTTGGGTACCTGAGTGGTGAGCTCTGGATCACGTACGATGTAATGCTGTACAAACCCATGGTCAACCTGCAACAACCTATATCAGAAATCAGTCATGTCACACTCGCAGATCTCTCCCTCGGAAAAACCAAAGTTTCGTTGGAGCAGAAAGCAGATGCGGCATGTGATTTCGATTACGTTCAGCGGCCCAAACCATTGGATGTGCAGAACACACCAAGACGATGACTTTCCTCCTCCCCTGTAAATTATTATTCCCGCATACCCTGGTCCGGCATGACCTAGACAAAAACTAATACTAACTCCCGTATACTCTGGTCCGGCATGACCTAGACAAAAACTAATATTATAATTGATTTACTCGCT